GCAGGTTTAAAATCTCTAGTTTGACCTACACCGAAGTCATGAAACTTTTGTGCAACAGGGTGTACTGGTCTACTCATACAACCATAACGAAGTGCATCATAAGCATGGTCCTCTGCATGTGTATCTACATCTTCAGGATTATTTTTATCAACTGGTAACATTGGTAATGTTCTAATTAAATTAACACAGTTATCAAAAATAAATAAAGATGGATATCCTGTTTCTTCATCAGGTCTTAATCTTTTATGTAATTCTAATTTACCTGCCACTCTACTTCTAGGGGTTCTATCAGAGGGTCTCCAACGACATCCTTCTTGTATCATTGTTTCTGCAATACTAGGCCCTATGTCTCCTCGTCTTGCCCAAGTAGAACTATCAAGAACTCCGTATCTAATATACTCACCATGTTCTTGTTCCAAAACTTTTCTAGCAAAAATATCTGCTGTTATTTTTTTTGTGTATAATTCTCTGTACACAAATATATTATTATCAAAATCTATTGCAAACCATAAACAACAAGCAGGTGAACTATAACCCCAGTCTGCCGCTCTGAATCTCATCCAGTTTCTAGGAATGTCAAAAGGTTTAACAACATGTAATTGTTTATTAAACTCTGGAAAAGATGAATCTTCAAATGCTTCCCAGTTACCATCTAAGAATTGTTTTCTTTGTACTTCTGGTAAAGATGCCAACATTGCATAGTAATCATCTGTTTGCATCAAGTAAGGATTGTCTTGAAGTTTAGCAGGAATAAATCTTCTCGATATTTTTTTTACACCATTAGGTGTTTTAATTTCTATATCAAACTTTGTATTCGGTGTAGCAGGGTCAACAAACATTTCTTTAACCCATTGTGAACCTACGTTTCCGGGGTTGCCTGTTGCTCTCATAAACACTGGAATCTCAGGGTCTACACTTCGTAAAGAAGACCGAAGAAAATTATAAATATCTTCGGTTGGATATTGAGGCAGTTCATCTATTCCAATCCAAGTATATGATTGTCCTTGGTAACGAAGTACATCAGTTAAGTTCTCAGCATATCCAAACTCGATTCTAGCACCTGAAGGAAACTTCCATTCTTTTTCTTGTTCTCTCCATTTAGCACCAGGATAAGCTTTTGAATATAATTGTTGAGAATGATTTATCAAGTCTCTTAACTCAGGCATTGTCCGTCTAATTAATAATGCTCTGTGTTTTTGTTTGTGACAATATCGTAGTGGGTCTACTAACATTGCGTAAGACTTGCCACCACCTCTTGCTCCACCATAAAAAACTTCTCTTTCTGGTGCTGCTAAAAATTCTGTTTGTGGTCCTTCGTTAGGTTGAAAGATTACATCTTTATCTTTTAGTGCAGCTTGGATATTAGGAGAAGCTTCCTCAATTTTGTTTTCTTCAATGACTTGCTTCTTGCCATCAAATACTTCGTCAAGTTCTTTGAGTTTGTTTTTAGTTGCCCAAAAGTTTTTTTGTGCTTTTTCCAACTCATGCTTTTTTTCACGAAGCATGTCCTGTGCTGACTTTCTAGCCTTCTTCTCTTTAATTGTAAGAGGAGCATTAAGGCTACTTCTTCTTCTTCGACCACTCTTTTTAGGTTTAGGTTCTTCTACCACCCTTTATGTATAACTCTCTTTAAAACTTCTCGTAATCCCATACCCGTTATATTTCTACCAGTATGATGTGATAACCACTCTGCAGTTTCTTTGTAGCTACAGTTATTATCTATAAAACTTTTTGCTTTGTCTATTAGTTCCATGTGTTCAGGTATTTGTATTAATACTTTATCATCCTCTTCTGAAACTTTGTAACCTAAAGGTATGACTCTACCTTTTCTTTCTCTAATAATTTTTTCTTCAGACATTTTCTTTTGGTGGTAAAATAAAAATACCATGTGCAACTTTTGCATTGATATCCACCTTTTCTCTTTTAGATAATCCTACTCTATCTAATATTTGTTTTGCTGCTTCCATTCTAATAGATGCACCTGGAGTAGAACCATCTTCTTGTAAAGCATTTATCATTCCCATACTTGCTCTCGGTGCAAATGCTGCTAATAATTTTTCTGCTCTATCAATTATTTCATCCTTTAATGATTTTAAAGGTTGATGATAATCTGCATAACCTGCAATCTCTCCTGCAATCTTTGGGTCACCTTGTGCTTCACCAAACAAAGCATCTAGAAAAGTTTGTTGCTTTTCAGTTATATCTAATTCTTTTTTATCGTTATCAGGAACTAACATTTCTTACCTTTTGTAAATGTTTTTCTGTTCTTTCTTTTAACCAATCAGGAGATTTTCTTATACCGACTTCTTCTTCTATTTGTCGTTCTCTCATCCCTTGACGAGCAGCACTTATCATTTGGTCACGGCCTTTATGCTCTGCTCTTTCTATAAAGGAAAGTCTGGGTGCAGTTATCACCATCTCTACATTTTTATTTCTGAGCGGCTTGGTCCTATCCTGTAAGGATAGATACTCATCCCAGACTTCTCCAGTCTTCTTATTTCTATAAGAATATATTGGCACTATTTTATTTTTATTGTTTTAGGTTTTTTTTCTTCTGGTAATTCTTGTTTTAATTTAATTTTTAAAACACCATTTTCCATAGTTGCCTCTGTCGGCTCTGTGTATTCTGCTAATGAAAAAGTTTTAAAAAACTTCTTAGTAGAAATACCTTTATACAGATACTCTTCATTATCAGATTCTATTTCACCTTTGACAGTCATTTTATTTTCTTTAACATTAATATCAATGTTATCTTTACTAAAACCTGCTAGTGCGAAATCTATCTCCCACTCTCCTTCATTTACTTTTTTAATGTTGTAGTGTGGAAATCCTTTGACATCTGTATTGCTTACAATATCTAATGTATCAAAGAATCTATCAAACCCTACAGTATAGGGCATATACTTATCTAGTGTAAAAGTCATGTTATACCTCCTTGCTTTAAGCTAGATATATTATCTTACATGTGTAAGATTTGATGACCCAAAAGGCATCATCAAACTTTTTAAACTTTTTTTCTTGCTCTCTTTAAACTTTGTTTTGCTCTTTTTGCGATTGCTGCTTGTTGTGGCTTACCACCAAACTTACTTCTTTGTTCCATAACTGTTAAGATTTGAACTTTCCTAGCATATGGTTTACTAATCTTTTTAACTTTACGAGCAGTATTTTTTGCATCCTGTACTGTTGCATATTTGATTTTAACAGTATCTTTAGGATTTTCATCTGTGTATAATCTTCTTCCTGAACCTTTGGGTTTTTTTCCTGTTCCTACTTTAGGGTCTGCCATTAAAATTTAAGACTTAATCCTACGTTAACTTTATCTTTATCTGCAGACAATTCTGTTTTTAAATTTTCTGTAAATGTTTTAGATAATTTTAAACTAGCATCTCCATCTTTATTAACTGTAAAAGAACCTTTATATGTTTCACCACCTAATTTTAAACCTATTTTATTTGTGCCTACTAACATCTTATCACTAAAAGGTATCTTATTTATTTTAGATTCTATCTTTTCTTTTACAGAACTTACGATAGGTGTATTTAATACTACATTACCTAAGACAGCACCTGCTGCTTTTTTAGATGTTTTAATAGCTTCTTTTTTTTGATTATCTGCTTCTGATATATTTTTAAGTTCTTCTATAATTCTAACATTATTTGAATATTTACTTTCGTTAGTCATTGTTTCTATTCTGTTCTATTAATTCTACAGCCTCTGTATTTTTAATTGCTTTGTACACATTACCTTTAGGCTGTACCTTTTTTGACATGCTTCTGACTTGATGGTGGGCTTTTCTTAGAACCACTAGGACCTGCCCAAAGAACTTTATTAGCCCAGTACGCAGCACTTGTTGGACCTTTTGCAATGTTTTTTCCATGCCTTGCTTTAAAAGATTTCCTAGCTGCTGCACTGTAGTTATGGCCCATAGAAGCATCACCGAACCGAATAAGCCTTGGTTTACCGTTGACGAGTATACCGACCTTACCTTTCTTACCGCCTTCATTGGTCCTGACTGGCTGATTAAATCTTTTAAGATTATACCGCTTGAGAAAATTCTTTTTTTTATCTGCATCCGTAGACATTATGCCTTTTTATTTTTTTGTTCCTTCATAGCTTTGTTAATAGCTCTTGCTCTAGTTGCTTCATAAGATGATATATCACCATCGTTATCTATATCTGCTTTTTTAACGTCAAAGTCGGTAGTCCGATTGTTGCGATTATCGGACTTACCGTTGAATTTCATTTTATTATTGTTCATTTAACTAGCCATCCTACTGCTACAATAGCTACAACAATAATGGCAATCTTAACATTTCTGTTAAGTTTATTCCATTGTTTCCATGCTTTATCAATCATGATACCCTCCTGTACTTGCGTACCTTTTTTGCTATACCTTTCGGTTGTTTAACAAACTGTTTACCTGCAGCAGTTCCTTTACGTTTTGCCCTCGTTGTTGCTGCGTATTCCTGTGGACTCAGACTTTTGATGGCTGCTTCTGGAAGATACCTTTCTCCTGTCTTGGAAGAGGGTTTCCCAGACTTGGTTCGCCATTTTTGTTTTGTCCATGACTTTAGACTTCTTTGTGATTTTTTTAGAGCCATTACTTTCCTTGTCCACGATATTTTTTATAATTCCTACGTTTGTGTTTATTCATAGATGACATTTTTGTTTTGCCATTCCCTATACTTGTTCTTTTAGGGATACTAATAATCCCTGCTTTTTCTACTGGTCTTTTAGCCATTTAGTTTAAAATATTTTCTTTGATATGTATTTAGTTCTTGTAGTGTGTTTATTTCTGTATCATGCTCACACAACTTTCTATATAAACTTTTATTATTTATCCACCCTCTACCATTCCAAAACTCAAATCCGTCAAATCTAGATTTATACATACTTGTTTTTTCATATCCAAAAGATAGATAATACTTTTTGCATTTGTTCTTGATGGACCAATCAATCTCGTATAATGTAGCATAAGTACCCATACCTAGTTTAGGATTTTCATAATCCCAACCAAACTGTCCTGTCAGTACATGGTTACTATCAAAAACTTTTAATTCTGTAAAGGCTATCGGTTTATCTTTGTAATAATAGATAAAATATTTCCAATCAATGTGGTCTTCTCTTTCAAAGACTTCGCTTTCTTTTTCAAAGTCCTTTTCATGAAACTTCTTATGTTTAATATATTTTTTATAAATATCGGAAACAGTAGTGAAAAGTGCATCATCTAATTTATTATATACTCCAACTGTAATATCTTTTTTTCGTAATATCTTTCTTTGTTTTTTACTAAATGTAAATTTACTTAATAGTAATCTTGTGTTCCTAGCATTAATCCAAGTCAGACCATCTAACTTTGTGTAGTACCAAGATAACGGAATCCATCCGTTCTCAAAAGCAGAACTGTATTCTTTCTTTTGAAACTTAGCTAGTGCTAAAGAATAAACTAGGTCGTGGTTAGTTAGCTTCCCTGTAATATGGTCGAAGAATATCTTCACTCAGGCCGTTCAAACTGAGTCATGTATGAATCGTCAGTTGTTGTATCTTCCTCTCTTGTATTCTCTACAGTATAAAAGTTTTGGTCTATCTTATATCCAGGATTCTTTGTTAACCTTTCTTCCATAAAGGCATCATCATACCAAATGGTTCTGTTATTAGGATAAGCAAAGAAGTTGCCATCATCCATTCTAAACATGTGAGCACATTTATGTTCGGGGTCTTCACTAAAGTTAGTGTCTAACATCCCTGCTTTGTTTTCCCATGCCCAGTCTATCGTAAACATGTATGTGCCTTTTCTTTTGACACCTTTGTAATCTACTAATTCTGCTCTACAGTTTGCTAATCTATTCCTTCTTTGAACATCTACATAGGGTGAAAAGCAATCCCAGTACTGATGGATGTTTAAATCATGCTTGGGTGCGTTCTTCTTCCAACAAAATGCATGAATAGGTCTTCGTGTCCAGTTTACCCCATTGGGTAATAGACACTCAAATAGTAATGCTCTTCTTTCTAAGCTATTAACTGTAT